ATGTTAAGAACCATACCGTGGCACAAAATATAATCGTTCCATTCCTTGGCCTGATAATACTCAGTATTTTCGTTGGAACCGTAAATGACGTGGCAATCCGGGTGGATGTAATCTTCTCTGTTGATAGAGAAACGATTAAAAATAAAGTTTCTCATTTCGTCAGTAATTTTTTCCATTTCGTCAAAGAAGAAAGTTGTCGGCTCCATTTCTTTTGCGTGTTCAACAAGAAGGAGATGAACATCGTACATATCCGACTGAGCCATATTTACATAGACGAACTTCTGCTTCCAAATGTCAGCCGCAATTTTCTTCATTTCTTCAACAATACCAGTACCGGGCTGGTTAATCTTGAAAATGTAACCAAAATGCTGGAGCGGTGTGTATTTCATAATTGTGGAGAGTTGATTAATTTTCATTTGGAACCTCTTGTTTTCTTGTTTACATAGTAAATATAGATTATTTTTCGCAGTTTGTCAATGGATTTTCTGTAAAAACTTGTAAAATAAAATTTACATAAATATAGTATGAAATTATCCGAAGCTACACAATTTTTGCGTTCTAAAGGCTATTTAGTGGAAAAACAGAAACACGTTTTGAACCAAGCCGCCAAGAGCAAAGATGACGAATTTTACACATATATGAAGGATATTGTAAAAGAACTTAAACATTACAATTTCGGTGGAAAAATCGTTTATTGTTGCTGCGACAACCCTGAATGGTCTAATTTCTATAAGTATTTTGAAGAAAATTTTGATACTCTCGGTTTGAAAGGTTTGATTTCTTCTCACTATGAAACCAGCGGAGAAACATACTGGACTGAATACTATGGAGATAAACGCATTGACCATCCTTTAAAGGGTAATGGTGACTGTACAAGTCCTGAATGTCAAGCATTAGCAAAGAAAGCAGATGTTATTGTAACAAATCCGCCTTTTAGTTTGTTCAATAAAATTGTTGAAACATATAAGAGTAAACCTTTTATTATGTTGTGTACACCGATTAAAATGTCTAAACCAACTTGCTTGAATTTGTATATGAACCACAGATTGAGATATGGTTATACAACAGTTGGTAATTTTTATAGACCTGAAGGTGCTAAGGATAAACACGTCTATTGTGCTTGGTACACAAATCTTCCAGTCAATAAATCATATAAACCTTTGAATTTGGTTGAATATGATGAGGACAAATTCCCTAAATTTGACAACGCAGATATCATTTCTGTAAAGTCACAGAGAGCAATACCTGACACAGACGAAGTACTTGGTGTGCCAGTAAGTATTTTACAAAATGTGGACCCGGATAACTTGCCGTTTGAAATTTTAGGTGTAGATGGAAAACTTAAACTAAATGGTGAAAGCGTTTTTGACAGGTTGATTATTAAATTAAAATAAAGTTTTGTTGCCTCCACGAAATAAAAATTCGGACACGTTTCAAAGCAACAAAAATGGCTCCCTTCTCGGGAGCCATTCTTTTATCATAAATATAGTATGAATTTTGATGATTATTTAAACGAAGCTCTAAAGGTCAAATATGTTGTTCGCAAGAACAAGAAAGTAAAGAAATGGAAGACCAACCGTAAAGGTTATCGTGTTGAATACGATGCCAATGGCAAACCCAGAGAAGTTCGTATAACTGCCAAAGAAAAAAGAAATCGTAGACTTGGTCAGAGAAAAGGTAAAATCAAGCGTAATGCTAAAATGAACTTGATTAAACTCAAACAGAAAAAGTCATTTATCGCCCGTCAAAATATGGGTATGGCATATAACAAAAAGAACCCAGATATAAACTACAACAGAAAACCTTATGAACCAGTCAAAAAAGATTTCAATAAAGTAAAAGATAAATTTTTAGCACCACAGTTCAATGAAAATTTCCAAGAATATATAAATGAACAATTATTGTGTGAATGGCCTGAAGGGGTAATTTGGTCTGATTCCACAAAAGGCATTGAAGTTGCTTGGGACTGGTGTAGTGAAGCAACACCTGAAGATGGTGAATGGCTCGCTCAATTAGTTATGTTGTTTAGATATGGAGCATTGAGAACTTTAAGACAAGACAGAAATAACTTGGGAAATGATGATGGCTTCATTACTCAGCCATATCTTTATTTTGATAAACCACAACTTGAAGATATTGCCGATAATTTAATGGTTGATAGTTGGTTTTTGTCAATGGCTAATCACGATTTGAAACTAATCAAAGACGAAAAATTGAAAAAAGATTTGGAAACTTATGTGCCAGATAGACTATGGAACAAAATTGTTAATTATAAATAGTGATATAATTTGAGGTTATAATATGAGTTTAGGTTTTTGGAATCCATTCAGTGATAAATTCTTACAACCAGAGCCAGAACACCAGATGGTTCGTTCTGCTGAAGCAGCATTAAATTCCTATGGTAGAAGTGAAGATGCTGTTGACTGGAAAAGATTAACACACGGCTATTTAAATGGTTATGTAGAAGGCTCTGATGTATATGATGCATCTGGCATTATGTTTGAACAGGTCTTCGCAAACAAAAGACAAAGAATTAGTACCTATCGTAATTTGGCATTATATCCTTTCGTTCGTAAGTGTTTGACTATGATGGCTGACGAAGCCGTTTGTGAAAATGCTTTGGGCGAAGTTGCTACATTTGATATAGACAGAGCTTTCAAATCAAAATTTACAGAAACTGAGTTAATGACTTTGCGTGATGAATTCAATTATATCATTAACGAAGTTTTCGGAAAAGACCAATTATGGTATTACTACTATAAGTGGTTGGTTGATGCCGAATTGTTCTTTGAAATTTGTTTGAACACAAAAGGTGATAAAGTTGCTGGTATTAAATGTTTGCCACCATACTGCACAATGTGTGTTTATGACGATGGTATTCTTCAGGGGTTCATTGAAGATATTAAATTGTTGAACCCTGATTTAGACACAGAACCAAAATCATTTACTACAAACCAAGTTGCTTATATTAACTATGGGTTCTGGGGTAACAATAAGAACGATATACGCGGTCACTTGGAACCAGCTATTCGTCCAATTAACCAACTTCGTGCTATTGAAGATGCTTTGACTGTTTACAGAATTACACGTGCTCCTGAAAAGAGAATTTTCAAGATTTACACAGGTAAACTTCCTACATCTAAGGTTCCTGAGTATATGCAGGAAATTCGCTCCAAGTATCGTAAGCAGTTGACTATTGACCCTGTTACTGGTATGATTCAATCCAATAACAATGTTCAGGCTTTCGTAGAAGATTTCTGGCTCTCTATTGACTCCGATGGTCAGGGTTCTTCAGTTGAAAGTTTCAAGGGTTCAACAGAATTTAGCGGACAGTTGGATGACGTTAAAATGTTCCGTGAACAAGTTGCTGATGCTCTTCAGGTTCCTTCTAGTAGATGGCAATCCGGTGAAGGTGGTGGCACTCCTTATACACAAGGTGTTGAAAGCCTTACATTGGAAGAAGCATCTTTCCAAAAATTGAATAAGAGACTTCGTAGAAAGTTCTGCGACATCATTTATCAGGTATTCCTCGTTCATTTGCAGGTTCGTGGATATGATAGTAAGTATCTTGACAAAACCATTTATCACATTGACTTGATTCCAGCTACTGACTTTGAACTTATGCGTTCTTTGTCAATGTGTGAAAAGAGAAGTGGTGTTGTTGGTTCTCTATCTCAATTCCTTCCTACATTGGATAACGTCAAACCTGGCTCCGAAAACCTTGGTCCTTTGTTCTCTCGTCAATTCTTTATGGAAGATATACTTGGTTTAACTTCCGAACAAAGAATTAGAAACGATAGACTTATCGCTGAAGAATCTGCCGAAATTCTTGCTAAAGCTGATGCAGCTAAGGAAGAAGGCGGTGACGAAAATGACGAAGAAGGAGACGATTTAGGTTTCTAACAAGTTTCACTCCAAGCCGAAAAACTCCGAACACGTTTCACCCTGGTGGCTCTGTATAGAGCCACCATTTTTTATAAATACATTATAATGGGAGAAAATAAAATGGAAATAGAAGTTGTTAAAGAAGCTCCACAAGATTTTTTGACCTTTTTGGCTAGTTCACAAACAAATGAAGTAGAAAAACTCTACACCTTTGCTATGGACAGTTTGGTCTTTGCAGACAAAATTCACACTTATCACTGGTCTTGTCAATCCGGTTTCCAGCATACACAATTTGAAAACTTGTATGACTGCATTCGTGATTTTGCCGACAAGCTAGTTGAAACAGTCCTTTCTATGGGTGTGCCATTCAAATTAAATTCTAAAACTTACAATATGAATGACGAAATCTTTGATTTGGGAAATGCTCTTGTAAAAATTGAAGCATATCGTGATGAACTAGAAAATCTTAAAAGAGCATATAGTACAAAAATTAGTCTTGAAAATATCTTCGGTGATACCATTGAAGAAATAGACAAGATTATTGGTCTTATCAAGAACTTTAAGTAAGGAGTTTATATGAAATTAGATGATTATATTGTTCAAGAATTCCGTAAGGTAAAACCTGTTATCAACGAAAATATGGCTGAAGCAGGTGATACAGATGGATTTGAAGGTTCTCAATGGATGGGACCTCACCACCACAAGTATGTAATTTGGGATAATCAAACTGGTTATGGATATACTGGTGATGTGTTGTTGGATAACCCAGACCATAAAGAAGGTTTGGCT